TGTCCGCGCCAATGCCGGCCGGCAGCAGCGAGTCGTCGAAGCGGCCATCAGGGCCGAGTGCCGCAATCTTGCCGGCGTCGGCGGCGCCAGCTGACGCGGTGACGCCTTCGACCTCAGTGGTGATGTTGTTCTTGAGCTGGAGGGTCTTGTCAGCCATGGGATCAGATCCGTGCGATGGGTGTATCGAAGTCGATCATCAGGGTGGTGGCGTTGAGCGCGCGGCCGACGCACAGCAGCCAGCCGGTATCGCCCGGGCTCTGGGTCAGAGCGCCATCTGCTCCGCACCACACCGCGCCGTCGTGCCAGGTCCAGCTGCCCTCCTCGACAGTGCCGGCCAGGCGCACCGTCACATCTCCGGTGTTCGCCGACTGCAGGGCGATCCCGACGCAGGCCTGCGCGTGTTCCAGCACTCCCGTGTCGGGGTGGTAGGCCTTACCACCTTCGAGCCGGACCACGCGGTGGCCATGGATCGACTGGCCGACCGGGTATGTGGCTTCCGGCGACGTGCCGTCGCGGCCGGCCGGTCCTGCTGGGCCCTGCGCGCCGCGCGCTGCGACCTCTACCGTCCGGGTGTCCGCCTGGATCGCCTCGACCTTGATGGGCTTCGATGCTGCAACGACGGGCGTTCTGGGGTCGCGAATCGCGACGGCGCTGCGGCGTTCGACCACAATCACGCGGGCCGCACCTTCAGTGGCTCGGATAACGGGCATCAGCGCGTGGTCTCGCCCTGGACGGTGACCTTGCCTGCCACCAGCGGGATCACGTATTCGGGATCCGCACCTGCCGTCTTGAACAGCTCCAGGCTGTAGCAATGCTTCACCTTCCGCTCGTTGCCAGGGTTCAGGACCTCGGTGGCAGCGGCCGACACTGTGATCGATACGACGCCCTCCACAGGATCGCCAATGACCAGCGACCCGGCGTCGGTGGTGAGCTCCATCACCAACGTGTCGGCCTGGGTCAGCCCGAACTGGCCCGCCAGCGTCCGCACCTGCATCCGCGCCTGGTAGCCGGTCAGGTCGAACGGGCTCCCATCCGGATTGGTGTAGGTGAAGTCGTCCTCCCAGGTCGCACCGCGCACGACCGTGAGGCTGAAGCTGGCGGGTGTCCGGCTCACAGAGTCAGCTGAGCATGCAGCTCGGTGATGATGTCCAGGGTGGCTGCCGCAGAGTCGCGCCGCTGGAACAGGTCTTCGAGCAACGGCGAGACACCGAGTGCACGGCCCGTGGACGGTGCGGCATCCGCTTTGCTTGCGACCAGCACCGGTGCGAGGCGAAGTGCCAGCTGCTCGACGGCGATATGCAGCTCCTGCTGAGTTCGCGCCAGGTCCTTCACGGCGGATTCGATCGGGGTCTGCGGGTCCGCCAGTGGACTTGTACCGGCTTGCTGGTTCGACATGCTGCTCTCCTATGGCGCCGGGATGGCGCTCAAAGCTGGATTACGTTCTTGGCGTCGAGCCGGCGCAGGCACTGTTCGCAGGCCTTACGTCGCACGTCGCAGGTGCGGAGCTTGTCGGCCAACTGGCCGACCACGTCCCCGCCGATGTTGTCCCAGGCGTCCGCGGCAGCAGGATCGGCCGTCACACGCACGCCGGTGTCTCCGCCGGCATCGACGCACGGGCGGAAGCACATCGCGTCGCACTGCGCCGGCACACGCTGCAGGTGCTGCGTGCAGCCGGCCAGCAGCATCAGTGCCGCGATCGGGAGAGCCTGGCGCAGCTGCATGGTGTCAGCGCTGCGGCCAATGCCAGCGACCCGGGTGGCTGCCGGATTCCTCGCTGGCCTCGTCCCGGCTGGTGACCCACAGCACGTCGTTGCCGTCCAGGAACACTTGGGCGTTGATCTGGCCGTTCGGCTGTACCGCAACGATCATGGCCGGCAGCACGTCGCCAGCGGCGACCTTGCTGCCGATGTGTGCCTGGGCGCCGACGGGCCAGGCGTCTTCCAGCAGCCGCTCCTGGATGGACGGGCCATCGGTCCTGCGTGCATTGATGCGGGTCGCGTCGGTATCGCTCAGGGCGTAGTGGACGATCCGTCCGATCGAGGCTTTCTGGGTCACTTCGCCGTCCTGCTGGTCGGCCCGAGGGCCTGGTTGATGGCGTCGACCCGGGCCTGACCCGGGGCGCAATTGGCTGGCAGCGGCTGCGCTGCAGCAGCTGCTCGGTAGATGGTCCTGGTCCGCTCCCCGCGCACGGCGATCGCCTCCAGGCGCTGCAGCAGCTGGCTACTGTCGGACTGGGCTTGGCGTGCGATTCCTGCCGTCACCTCAAGCGTGTCCGCGAGAGTTGCCGCCCGTGATGCAGCTGCAGCCTCACGGCGATCGCCGTACTGCCTGACGTTGAGCCAGAGCGACAGGGTCAGCAGGCCGGCCAGGATGGCAACCCACTTCCAGGCTGCCCACCAGGCAGAGACGGCCGCCCTGGTGATCACTGCAAGCGGCCTTGGCAGGTGACCATTTCCCACTGCCGACGATCGATGATGCCGCCGCACTTCGAACGCCACTGCGGCAACGCGCAGTCGCGCCTCACCCCGTCGATCCTGACGAGCCGCCACTTCCACATTTCGGAGCAAGCGGGCTGGCGCTCGCCAGCATTGAGCCGCTTCGCCGCGGTGCTGGCGCAGAATGCCGGCGTGCCGATGTTGTAGGCGAAGTGGCCCCAGGCCTTGATCTCGTGGAACTCGAACTCACCGCGGACGCACTGCCCCATGTGGCGCAGCATGGTCTGCACGTAGGCCGTTTCCAGCCTGGTGCACTCCTCGTCGGTGTAGCGCTTGCCCTTCACCACCGCCGGGCCGGTGATGCCGGCGCAGACAGTCAGGATGCCGGCCGAGTCGTAGTACGGGGTGTAGCGCCGCCCTTCATGAGCCGAGTCGTTCGTGCCCAGGGCGGCGACCAGGGCACCGATCAGCGCCAGCGGCGCGGCGGCGAAGCCGACGCGTTGCTTGGTGCTGAGCTTGGCGTCAGCCACGGCGGCGGATCCACGCCCAGAGTCGCCTGGCGTTGCCCATGCGAGCGGTCCACCAGGCCGACCAGTCACCCCAGTTCTTCACCATGACGGTGAACGTCTGGACGATGGTGAAGATGATCGTGCCGATCAGCGCCCAGTCGCTCAGGGTGTAGCCCGGCGAGTAGGTCGCAGCGGTGACGCTCACGGCCGCCCCGATCTTCGAACCTGCGACCGCCAGGTCCGTTGTGATCTGCTCTTTGATGCTCACCGCGGTTCCCCCAATGAAAGGAGGCCGGCATGCCCACCACTACCGCGGTTGCAAGGTCGCGCGGACACCAGCGGCGCGTCTCACGACGGCCTATGTGCTGGCTTGAGTGGTGGCCATGACTACCGGCCGTTTGGTAGCGGGAGGTGGATTCGAACCACCGACCTCGTGGTTATGAGCCACGCGAGCTGCCGGACTGCTCTACCCCGCAAACAAGAAGGCCGCTGATCAACCAGCGGACTCCCACGTCCTGGTCAACCAACGGCCTTTGAACTGAGGCGCCCATAAGAACGCCCACTGTAGGAATTCAAACCTACTTTCGGTTCCCGAGGCAACTGCGGTTCCTCATGAGGAAGAAATCTTCCTCATGAGGAACAAGTGAGGTCAGCTATGTGAACGGCTTGCCTGCTGCTAGTCAGTCTCCGAAGTCCGGCGTGTAGGCGTACGAAGGCTGTTGATAGAGCCAGCTGGCGTCGAACGTGAATCCTTCTTCTTTGCCCTGATTGATTGGGTACATCGTGTCATGGACAGCTGCGAGCAGCGCATCAAGGATCGTGTTCGCTCCGTCATTACCAGGGTATGGATGCTGCATGTTAGGTGCCTTGGCATGGACGCTACGAGCCATGCGGTACCTATTTGTAGAGATCTTTGAGGGCCAGATTTTCACGCGCAGATCAAACTGCGCCCCACCACCAGCATTCAGCCTCAGAACGTATTCCCAGGCCACACGACCCTTGGTGATTCCAGCCTTCGAATCGAGATCTGTTTCGATGAAGCTCGCAGCGGCTCGAAGCGCCTCTTCGGCCGTCACAATGTTCCCGCTCAAGTCAAAAAACTGTCCCGTCACTGCTGCTCCTTTTCCCGGCCGAGATGGCCCTAACAAACCTTAACAAATGTGATAATCCCGGCCAATACAGGGAGGGTGTTGCAATGGTTGAGACCGTACTAGGCTTGACAGATCTACAGATCAAGTTGGTCACTGCAGCGGGGCAGCTGGCGCTGGCCGCGATGGTTGCGTATGTGGCATGGCAGCAGTGGCGCACGGCGCGCAACAAGCTCAAGGCAGACCTCTTTGATCGTCGTTTGGCTCTGATGAAATCACTGCAGGCATGCGCCGACAAAACGTATCTCGACAATCTCACCGATGCAGAGCTGGCGGCACTACCAGGGCTGGCGAAAGAGGCTGGGTATCTTTTCGGGAAGCCGGTGCGTACCGCTGCCTATGGGCTAAGTGAGGCGCTGCATGCGCGACACCGAAGCAAAGTGGCAATCGTCGAGGCCAGGGCTCTGCTCCGCACTCAGTGGGACGCTCTCGGTTTCATGTCAGCATTGCCACATGATCGGATAAGCAATGAGGTCGAGCTCCTTGAGACGCGAATTGCTGAGACAGAGTCTAGGATCAAGGCACACGAGAATGAACTGATCACCACCACAGGCGCGCTTTCGGGGTTGCTAATTACGCTGCAGATTGCGGCCTCTGATGCGCTTACGTTGAAGCATTAACTGCTAGGGATGCCGGCCCGCTGCATCGCACTCTTCCGCGCGGTCACGCAAGGGCTGACCGAACCACAGCGCCTTCCGAAACCCCTTCCTGCCACCGTGAAGCGCTTCATGCAGGACTGCACTGGCACACTTGTGCGCCTTGATGTAGTTGCCCTTGCGCATCTTCGCGGACTTGGCCAAGCCGGCGAACGGCTGCCGCCGTTCTGGCCAAACCAGTTCATGGGCTGCGTCATAGATCACCAGGCGAAGGCGCCACCGATCGGCCGGCTTTCCGAGATCCAGCGGCCGCGGGCGCATTGCGCGCACGTCCTTGGCCACCTGCCGGTAGGCAGCAAGGGATAGCCTAGCGATCGCCGCTGGGCCCATGCGCGTCGCCACCGCGAGGGCGGTGTGCTTCTCGAGTGGGTTGCGCATGTAGCCGACCGCGCCGGCGATGTCGCTGCTCCCCAGCGGCGCCAATGTGCTGCGCCCCTCAACTGGCATGCGGTAGCTCCCGCCGACCAGCAGTCGCGACAGCAGCTCCAGGACGTCGCCCTTGCCCTCGTCGTCGAATCCATCCGGAGCTGCGCCCCGGCGCCGCTTGCCTGCACTGTCGTCGCCCGCCGTAGCAAGCACCGGCGCACGTCGACACCAGGCATCCAGCGCCGCGGCAAGAGCGCCGGCGGGATCCGGACCAACGAACACGGCTGAGGATGCCCCGCAGCTGCAGCACTGGATCTGTGCGCCCCGCGGGAACAGACCAGTCGGGGCGGTACCACAGCGGCCACACTGGACCGGCGCGCTGATGTCGAAGATGGCTCCACGTGGCCCGCAGTGCCGGCACTGGAGCTGTACCAGCTGCGACTCGCGGCCAGGCCAGCACACCCTCGCCTTGCCGTTGCAGTTGGCGCAGGAGGGGATCTTCTTCCCCTTGAGGAAAGCCACCTCGAGGTCGCGCGCGGCTGCGAGCGCGTTGGTACCGACTGCAGTTTCGTTCATGACGTCTGTTCCTGGGTCTTCTTTGCTGCCGCTGCAGCGCGCGCGGCGCGCGCCTGGGCCAGTACCTGAGCGTAGGCCTCGGGGTGCTGGTCCTCGAAAGCCGGGAGTCTCCCGCGCGCCCACCTCCCCTCGCCCAGTTGCTTCAGCCACCCATCGGAAGCACAGAAGCGGCGCGGATCCACGCCATGGGCCCGGACACCCTTCGCCGTCGTGAAACCATCGAGCTCGAGATCGGCCAACACCTTGAGAGCGCCCACCTTCCAGGGAGTCAACTGCAGCGGCGCCGGCACGCCCGCGGCAACTTTCGGCACAAACTCAGGCAATTCACAGCGCTTGGTTGGGTTCCAGTCGAACCATGCTGTAGGTCCCCACTCGCGGAGATCGCCGGATGCGCGATCCCATGGGGCGGCCTGATGCAGGCCATGCCGATGCACCTCGCGCTGAACCTGCTGCCCAGGCTCCGTCTTCCAACGGGCAGTACAGCTGTCCGGGACCAGAACCTGCACGCCCAGCGCATCGAGCATCCGTGCAATGCCGTAGTTCGCCGCTGTCGTGCACGGAACCAGCACCGCCCTGAAGTCTGGCCCCCGCTGGTCGCCGTTGCTCCAGTGCGCCGGCAGGATCTGATCGGCCACTTTGGCGTTGAGCTGCAGCTTCGCCTCGATGCCGAGCTGATGCCCAGTCGCCTTCCACACAGCCAGAATGTCGAAGCCGGCTGTCTCGGGGTAGATCTCCCAGCCGCCGGCCTCGGTCAGACAGTCGATCAGGCACGTGCACAGGGCAGCCTCCGTCGGGAACCGCGCCTTGAGCTCTGCAGGCTTCATTGACCCTTCCTCGCGAAGGCCTTGGCCATGCCGTCGTACTTGACGATATCGGTGACCAGTTGGGAGTCCTGAGCGGCGCGAGCGGCCCGCTCAGCCTCGCAGGCCGGCACCGGCAGCGCGCGGAGATCTGCGAGCTTGGCTCGTGCCTGATGGACCTTGTCCTCGGCCCAGAGCGCCTTGGTCGCGAATGGCCGCTCCTTCGCGGGGCGGGCGACCTTGGGCGGCCCTGCCGTCGAACAACGGCGCTCGATCTCCCTCAGCAGATCGGTGGTGGCCACCGTACTGAGATCGACTCGGGTGCCCGCCGTGTGACCGCTGGATCTCCAGCCGCTCATGCCAGCAGCACCTTGATCGGATAGTGGTGCTCGACTTCACGCTTCTTGATGCGGAATTCCTTCGTCTCCCGCCCCTTCACGTCCACGAAGTCGACACTTCCATCGCGCAGGAACACCAGGAAGTCCAGGACATACTTGGTGCCGCCTGGCAGGTGCATGGGTACCTGGCGCAGCCAGAAGTGCACCTCACCGGCTTGCTGCCGCAGCTTCAGCTGCTCGTAGTAGCGCGCCTCGCGTTTGGAGTCGAACCGGATCCCATCCACGGTGGTGATCACGTTGCCGTACTTCGGCCGCTTCTCCACCGGTGCGGGCTGGTGGTGCTCAAGTGGCCCGCGATGGGGAACACCTTGGCCAGCCTTGTGCACCAGCTGCTGCATGCCCTGCGGCATGTCCTCGATGCGGTTGTAGCGAAGGCCCCGGTTACTCATTGGCCACCGTCCTGCGGCAGACCCAGCAACCGTGCAGCGCGCGCCTCGAACGCCTCCATCTGGCTCCGAACCCTGAGCTCGAATGCAGCATGTTCCTTGGTCACATCCGCCAGCAGTGCGGCGCACTCGGCCTGCAGGAATGCCAGGCGCTGATCCATGGTGATCTGACGGAGCTGGGTGCCCTGCCCGGCCGCCATTGGGGCACCCACTGGTGCTGCTGCAATGCGTCCTGGTGCGGTTGGTTGAGACACCTGTGCGTGGCCAGCAGCGGCCGACCAGGTCGGCTCGGCGCGACCGTAGCGGCGATTGGCCTTGTCCTCGCCCTGGATGACCAGCTGCTCGCCGAGCATGCCGCGAAGGATGCCGGCGACTGCGGCCGGAGTGATGGCAGCACATTCCCTGGGATGGCCCAAGGCCAGGGCCAGGGTCGTCATTCCTTCGTGCACTTCCGAGGCGGTCATCGGCTCACTTGCCTGCTGCAGGGCGTACAGCACCTGTTGCCGGTGATAGCTGCGCAGCTGCTCCTGGTCGATCATCGGTCCAATCCTGCTGCTGCCATCTTGCCCGTCGCCGGCGGGTGGTCGTCATTGCCGGACTCCGCGGATCCGCTACCGAAGATCTCCGCCATCTCGCGCTCAGCGCGGCGCAGTGCTTCAGGGCTGGCCGGTACCGGGGGGGACGCCGCAGCCTGGCCCAGCACTGCCACAGGCTCTTCCGGCAACCTACCGCCACGCATCACGTATTCGCGCGCCTGGTCGTAGGCCTCGCGCAACAGGCGATCGCTCTTGTCGGCGCTCGAGGTCCGGTACCGGTGGCCATCCAGGTACTGCCACACCAGGCGCGTGAAGCCATCCTGGCGACCGGTGTCGTTGCGGACAGCGGCGAAGCTCGGCACGCCGAGGCAGCGCAGACGGAATTCCGGCAGGGTCGGTGGCCACGGGTCAGCCGAGGCGATGCTCGAGCCCAGCCCCGCAGCCAGCTGCTCACCGGTGAGGCCGGCAAGGCCCTTTGCCCAGGTCGCCGCAGCACCGCCACTCGGATCCTCACCGTAGGCGCTGGTCCAGCGGTAGCCGTAGATCTCAGCCATGCGCACCCACAGCGTTCGCGTAGCCCGGGCCGTCAAGGGCGCCTGTTGCGCCGGCGGCGGCGTCTGCCTCTGCAGCGGCGTCACGGAGCTCGTCTTCTTCTGCTCGACGTCGGACTCGGTCGGCAGCAGAGCCTGAATGTTCGGCATGGTCCTTCCCCTCGGGTTTCGGTGTTACAGGCAGTGCCAGGCCTGCAGCCATCGTCTGGCGCAGGGAGCGGTTGAGGTCGTGGCCATCGGCCGTGAGCTGGCGGAATCGCGGCTGCAGCTCCAGCCAGCTGCTGATCGTCATCGGCTTTCCCAGCACGCGGCGGTGCCGCACGAACCTGGCCAGGACCTGCGGGTCCAAACCGGGCGGCAAACGCGGGATGCCCATCAACTCGCGATTGACCTCGTCGGCGCTGAGCTGCGGCATCGCCGCTTCGCCGCCGCGCGCATGCGCGTTTGACGATTCAATGACCTTTATTGACCTTTCATGACCTTTAGGGTCCGTCTCGCGGACCGGTTGAGTACGCGAGACGGACCGGTCAGGTCCGCCAGACGTACCGGTCGAGTTCGCGAGACGCACCGGTCGTTCTTGCGTACCGGTATCTCCCGCGTACCGGTCGGCGCCTTCAGTCTCTTCCGACCCGTCCGTGACGCGCACCGGTTCGGCATCCACACCGGTACTCGTGGCGGACCGGTCAACCCCTTCGCCGCTCTCGGACCGGTCCGTCTGGCGCACCGGTTTGGACGCGCGCCGCGGCTTCGATGCGAACACTTCTGGGTCCAGGCGGCCAAGGTTGAGGCTGTAGCGGTTGCTGTACTTGGTGCCGCCGGCATCACTGCCACCGCGGCGAATGGTCAGCACCTGGTTGTCTTCCAGCCACGCGATCGCGCTGAGCAGCGCGGTCTTGCTCAGGCAGGTCTTCTGGATCAACGTGGTGAATCCCGGATAGGCCATGCCGAAGTCGTCCGCGTGCCACGCGAGCGCCATCAGCAACGCCTTTGCGGGCGGCGGCATCTGCAGCTTCCAGCAGAGCTCCGTGATTTTGTTGCTCATTGCGCAGGCCTATCCCGTTACGGGCAGCCCACGCTTTGGACGGCGTTGCCCCTGGTGGGCGCGCTCCAATCGCTCGGGCTGGTGCTGAAATGCGCGCGACCCTGTCCATGGACGGCACCCTGGCGCGGCTCCGGAGCTGGCGTGTTGAGGCGTTCCAGCTGGCCTGCGACGCGCTCCGTGGCGGCGGCACACTGCACTTGGGCATCGAGCAGCTGCTGCATCAGCTCCTGCCGGCGATGCTCGGTAGGGATCGGGCGGACCTCGTAGCCGAGATCCGCGGCCATAGCCAGGAAGAGCTGGTGGCGGCCAAAGCGGCGCATCAGCGCCCACAGCTCTCCGATCTTGAAGAACTCGGCCTTGTTCGGGTTGAGGCAGCTGTTGAACTTGGCTACAGCGCTAGTCCAGTCCTTCAGCTTCTCCTGGTCCCAGAAGCCGTTGTCCAGAAGGAATTGGATCATCGCGTTGCGGGTGTGTGCGTCGACATCGCACGTGGCCTTCAGAGCCGCCAGTGCGTCCTGCAGCCAGGTTTCATCGATCCAGGGCATGGGAGTCCTCGGGTGTTGGAGGATCCGCGCGAGGGGTGCAATTTACGCGCGGACAAACTTATGAACGGGTGGCAGAATCGCTTTGCGTTACCAACCAAGGAGAAAGGCATGACCCCTAGTGAGCTTGAGCAACGCCTTGCGACGTACGACGAAAAAATCGCTTCCCTTGAAAGGGAGGTGATGGCAACGGAAACCCTCGTCCAGCTGCTTATTGGCAGTCATCACGAACCATCGGTTCTCCTTTCCTACGTTCAGGCGACCATCCAAACAGCGCGGACAAAAAACGTCGCAGCCAGCAAGCGCGCCGCACTCGACCGGGTGATTGCACGGCTTGAGGATGTCGAGAAGAAGGTTCAGGCGGCGAAGGACGATAGGGAGC